GGGCTACCTGAGACATTGATTGTCTTCCAAATCTTATAGGAAAGGTGTGTATTGGATGCCTAGCAAGAACCATCGAGATGGTAATCCTGTGTCTAGAACACATGGAGAACCGGAGGAGGATCGTCCGCACGGTACTGGTCGTACCGATGCTAATGATGACCGTCATAAGGGATCATCGGTAAAACCGGTGAAACCTAGACCTCGTCATCAGAACAAGCCTCGGAAACGATCAGCCGGAAGGCCGATCTCATCTCTTTTCTCGAGGGCCACTTCAAGGTACAGAACTAGAGACTCAAATGGTATACAAACCCATTTGGGCTCTTGGTATCGTAACTATGGTGATGGGACAAAAGTCCTATACCAAAGTGAGAACCATAATACCTACCCCGAAATTGATCGCTGCTGGGATCAGACCCATAAACTGGTCCGACCCGTGGTGGCGACATATCGGAAGAACATCTATGATGGTCTCCATAATATTTATGGTAGGCCAATTCATGATGATGGAGGTAACTTGCATTTGCTTAGAGCAACTGCAGCTCAAGCCGGGGATGAAATCCAGGGCTTGGGCTCGTATGATGAAGATCACTTCTGGGCTCAATTTCCCGGAGGTTTCTATTATTCATACGAAGGTGGTTTTGTACCTGCTACATGGGGTTTTGGTTATTCCCAAGTTGATTTTATCAACGCTGGGAACTCCGGTCCCCTTGGACCCGATTACGGGTCGGCGCTTCCATATGGTGCCGAGGCTTATAATCGTTATAGGCCCCGCATAACCAATACAGCCGGGATTCAGTTTCTTGGGGATGACCTCAAGGACTTGCCCGGTCAATTGGCTCAAACATCGAAATTGATGAAGGATGGCTATGAAGCCTTCCTAAAGAATCAAATAATGAGTCCCGCGTCTCGTAGAGAGGCGCGACACTCGCTCCGCATTCCTTCTAGGCTTGCGGGGGATTACTTGAATCATCAATTTGGATGGGCCCCCTTTATCGGTGACTTGGTAGGTCTTTATAATACCTACCAGAACCAAGACCGTTCCATGGCTCAAATTGCCAGGGATAACGGATCGTGGATAAAGAGGGGTGGCACCTTGTTTGACCATTCAGAGAAACGTGATGTAGTTTCTACTAATTCCAACACGGCAGTGAAGGTTTATCCTACACTGTTGTCTGGTTTATATAGGAACTCATCTTTAGGACCTTTTGAGGAAACCACAACCTATACTGAGCTAAAACGCAAAGTATGGTTTGAGGGCCAATTTAGGTACTACGTTCCTGAGTTCGACAGTGGGAATAGGGCGTCACATGGCGATTATGGCCGCATTATGCGTGCCGTTCGCCTTTATGGCTTAACCATATCTCCCATTGCCGTATGGCAGCTTACACCCTGGACCTGGCTCGCGGATTGGTTCACTAATGCTTCGGATGTTATTTCGAACATTACTGCAACCATCTACGATCGCCTTGTGTCCAAGTATGCTTTCGTTATGTGTCATACTGAAGAGTATAAAACACAGGAATCTACCCTTTACTTCCGTAATGAGACCAAGCAAATGCGTTGGACTCAATTTATAGAGTGTAAGGATAGAGAGAAAGCTACTCCCTATGGATTTGGTCTATCTGAGGGCGATTTGTCAGCCCGTCAGATCTCTATCTTAGCCGCGCTCGGGCTTTCGCGCGCGCGTTAGGCTAAGTCACTCCGGACCCATAAAGGTTTCACTAGATTGAGCACCTAGTGATTTGGGTTACGGATTAACGCTCCAAATAACTCTGGAGGTCAACCATGGCTTTTGCCGATCCACAGTCTATTACCATCGCTACCTTTAATTCAGGTAGTGCAATATCTCTCCCTCGTAAGAAGGACGAGCCTTTGAGTTCTACGTACAATGATGATACGGAGAACTATCAGCTCGTTATCTCTCACCAGTATGTCGGTAAACCCGGCATGCTTGATGAGCGGAGGAGACGGACCGTTCGGGTTAATGTCCGAAAAGTGGCTTCGAATCCACTTGACGCGACTGTTAGCCTTTATCAGTCTGCTTCGGTTTATCTGGTGATAGATAATCCTGTTATAGGATTTTCTTCAACAGAATTGAAGGATATTTGCGTAGGTTTATTCAACCTACTCACGGCGTCGACAAACGCGAAGCTGCTACAATTTATCGGAGGTGAACATTGATGGACACCTTCGAAAGAGTGTCAGTTATCGTGTTGCAGGCTCTTGAATTGTGGAGATCACTCCGCAAGACAGATAAACCTGCACGTGATGTTCATGAACTTGCTAAGCAAGTCGTTGAACACCGAGTCGAACTGGATGGAAAGACTGCCACAGGTTAATACCCGTGGTGGCAAGAGTTCGTGGCTGTAATCGACCACCTCTGTTAGGAGGGATCGTTGAAAAGACACGAAAGTGACCAGATAGAGTTGGCGATTAGCATCTATGAAGATGCATGCGCCATGTGTACAGTCAATGTCTCTGATTTACGTGACTTGAAAACTATAAAGTCACGGACTGAAGACGAAGGGTTATCGTTTCTTACGATAACTCTGCCCCAATTCTGCAAGGACTTCGAAAGAAGCCTAGCTATGGGACATATCGACCCATCTGGCTTCCGAAATTTTCGGAAGACAGGAGCAATCCCTGCATTTTTGCAAGGTATGCTCGGTCGAATCTTCAGTCGAGAGACAGGGAGGATCAACTATGAACTTCATGACGATAGTAACAGCCTTTCAACTATTGTTGCAAGTATACGACAAGTATGTCTTGCTTTCAAAAAGTTGGAGGTTGAGTGTAGCCCTGAAAGGGTCTACCGATCGCTTGAAGCGTTCGTTGAAACCGAGCGCTCCTTTTCAGATTTTCATCTGGGACGTCAGCAACTTGATGATTTTCATCTCGTTTCTGATTTGCTTTGGACTAGTGTTATATCTGGAGTTTCTCCGGATGACATAGTTCCAAGCCATGGCCCAGGTGCGACTTTCGAGGGTATTTCTGGTAATCAGAAATATCTCTGGAAGTATTGGCACGAACGTCTCGAAGAATACTTCCCTTTTCTCGAGAACGGATACCCTGTATCCGCGAGCGATGAAAAGGTCTTCGAGGTAGTTTCGTTCGTTCCCCCGGCTCAGGAGCTACCTGTTAAGGTAACTCCTGTTCCGAAGGATCTGAAAGGACCGCGAATTATCGCTGTCGAACCTGTATGTATGCAATACATACAGCAAGGCATTCGATCCGTTTTATACAAACGTATTGAATGCCATCCGGTAATCGGTGGCCATGTGAATTTCACTGACCAATCGATTAACCAGCGACTTGCGTTAATCTCTTCGTTTTCGGGTCAATTTTCATCGATTGACCTGTCGGAGGCTAGTGATCGTGTTCCTCACGAGCTGGCTTTGTCGATGTTTCGTACCAATCCCTACTTAATGTGGGCGATTGATGCGTGTCGATCACGAAGAGCACAAATGCCCGATGGGAGAGTTATCTCTCTTCGGAAATTTGCGTCGATGGGTAGCGCTCTTTGCTTTCCTGTTGAGGCTATGTATTTTTACACTATATGTGTATTAGGCCTCCTCAGGATCCGCAAGCTCCCTGTGACGTTATCAAACGTTAGAGACGTTTGCTCTGACGTCTACGTGTATGGCGACGATATTCTCGTCCCATCACACGAGACTGTCGAAATTCTCGATTACCTGCAGCAATACAACTGCAAGGTAAATGTGAACAAGACTTTTTGGCACGGATTTTTCCGTGAGTCTTGCGGCACAGACGCTTTCCTCGGTAAGGAGGTAACACCTACCTATATCCGAAGGTTGCGTCCTGAGAATTTGCGGCAAGCCGATAGGCTGATTTCTTGGGTTGAAACCGCTAATCTCTTCTTCAAGAAGGGAATGTGGCGGACAGCCTCTCTCATGTGGAAAACGTGTGAGAGGTACTTAGGGCCTTTGCCCTATGTATCCGAAGAATCGCCTGGGCTTGGACGTATCTCCAGCTTGGGGTATCGTTCCGTCGAAAGATGGAACGAAATGTACCAACGCTTTGAAGTTAAAGCTTGGGTCCCAAGATCAATCGATCGAACTGACCCGATTGATGGATACGCCGCTCTCCAGAAGTCTCTGTTGCGCCTTGAAAAGGGTGCAACTTCTACAGATGTGATCTCTTCGATCGCTGATGTGGATAAAGAGAATCTGCAGCGGACCGCACGATACGGCCTCGTCGCACTAAAGCGCCGTTGGGTCCCGGCCTAATATCCGGGTATAGGCTAAAAGCCTAGGGGAGACAACCGATATGCTCTGGCACCTGTCAGCGCAATGCCGTCGGCCTTCTGTAGAGGTTTTCCTTTTACAGTTTGGGCGGCGGACAACCGCTGATGGTACTAGTCTGGAGGCGCG